TTGCAGAAATGTTTGGAGAAACAGGAATAAAAGATTTATATAAAAGATGTTTGAAAGAATGGAGTGGAGATGTTAAATATTTTACAGAATTTGTAGTTGCTTTGAATTGGAAAATTTGGGAACGATTCGAAAAAGATAAAAAGGTGGCAAAAATATATGATAAATTATGGAGAGAAGCAGATTTATTGGCATTAGAGATATTTAAGTGAGAAGATAAAAATTATTATTTAAGAGAAACAGATTAATTTATTTATTAAAATATTAAAATGGAATTAACAGAAGATTTATTAGATGTATTGAATAATCAGAAATTTGAAACATTATCAGAATTGAGTGATATTATATTGAATTATTATTTCTATGATATAGAAGAAGCAAGTTTAGATGATATTATTCAAGCAAATAGATTAGCATTAGATTATGCTATATTACAATGATTTTTAGATTTTAATTTAACAAAATGAATTTCGAAGATTTAAAATTAAAAATAACAGATGAGATAAAAGGAGATTGTATGGTATTATATAGAAATACATTTTATCACGCAGTATATACAAAGCAGTGAAGATATATTATATTTAATTCAAAATTACAGCCAATGGATATAACAGATAAAAAATTTGTTATAGTGCCTGATTGAATGAGTATTGTAGAATTTTCTATATTACGACACGGTAAAAGTTCTTTTAGATTTTAAAATATATATAAAATGGGACAGTATTACAAAGTAGCTTTAATTAGACCTAAAAACAACAGAGTAAAGGTCATAACACCAGATGGGTGGAAAATGATGGAACATAGTTATTATTGAAATCACTCTATGGAGAGAATCGAGTATTTGTTAAGTTTAAGTCATTATAAGGTTATGTGGATATGAGATTATGCACAAGTAGCACCTTTTGTATGGGACTTAAAATGGGAAGATAGTGAAGATATATTTGAATATGAAAAAGAAGAAAAGGAGTATTCAAGATTGAAACACGAAAAAGGAAAGTATTATTATTTAGTGAATTACACCAAAAAGGAATATATTAATATGAATTGGCAAGAGGAAAATGAAGATTTGAAAGATAGTTTTGGTTGGGTAGTACATCCATTATCTTTATTATGTAGAGCAGAAACTGAAAATGCTTGATGAGATTATAGAAGTGAACAAGGAGAAGAATATATTTGATATTGGTGTGGAGATGAAATATGAGTGTTGGACAATAATACACAATTAGATTATGCTTTGGAACAAGAATGATTTACAGATAGAAGTTGATTTTATATGTTTAAAGAATAAAATGACAGCAAATAAAGTACACCAATTACATTGATTATTAGATATGATAAACGAACAATATGAAGAATTTAATTATCATTTAGTTTATATGTGATGACATAAATATGAAATTGTAGATTTAAACAATTATCAAAGTGTTATTAAAAGATGAACATTAGACTTTTTGATGTGATTTTGTGAATGATTTTTATTTATTAAATAGTAAAATGAAAGTAAAAGAGTTAATGAATTTATGCTTAAATCAAATTAAAAAAGGTAATGCGGAAAAAAAGATATTTATATCAAGTGATGATGAGTGAAATAGTTATCACGAATTATTTTATGGATTTACTAAAATAGAAGATTGATATTTAGATGAGTGGAATATAGAAGAAATAGAAAGGTATCATAAGAAAGAAGATATTATATTATTATGATAAAAAAACTTGATTTTTGTAAAAAAATAATTATTATATATGAAAATATATCAGTACGAGCGATATATATTAATAAGAGTCAAATGACTAAAATATAAAAAGGCACTTTATTACTCGTACTAATAAGGTGCTTTTTGCTTTATTTCATAAAATAAAATAAAATGGAAAAACAAGATTGAAGCTTTATATCAGAATGAGATTGATATAAAAGAGAAGATTTTCTTTTTACATATAATGAAGAAGAAAAACAACAAAATGAAATAAATAAAAATAATGTTAAGTTAATGTTTAAACCAAAATATATTATATTTAAGCCACAATTATTAGAATTATGATTAACAATAAATGAAGCATTGGTATATTGACTAATAGATTGATATTTAAGAGACTGTAGTGATAGATTTTATTTTACTAATGAAGAAATTTGAAATATTTTTTGATTTTGAGAACAAAATACAAGTTTAATTATTAAAAAATTGAAAGAAAAATGATTTATTGAGACAAATTATAAATTAAAATCTAATTGATGAAAAATTAGATTTATAAAAAATTTATACTCCGACTATAAAAATTTTTATAGTCCGAATATAAAAAAATTTATAGATAATAATAATAATATAAATAATAATAATATAAATATATTATTATCTAAAGATAATAACAGCAAAGCTGAAAATTTTAATGAAACACCTTTATTAAATATTGATGTTGAAGAAGAAAAAGAAAAAAATTCCGCGAAAAAAGAAAAAGAAGTTGTTTATAATGAATATGATTTTGTAGATGAATTTATTGATAAAAATAATTGAACAATACAATATTTAATACAAAAAGATAAAGATTATATTAAGAAACAAGGGCAATATGTAGATAAACTTATTAAACAATGATATGATATTGAAACAATAAAAACAGTATTGAACTTTATAAAACAAGATAATTTTTGGAGCAAGAATATATTAAGTATTAAAAAATTGACAGAAAAAAATAAAGATTGAGTTCCTTATATATTAGTAATGATAGAAAAAATAAAACAATATAGACCAAAATGTATTGATTTAGATTCTTTATATATTAATAATTAAATATGTCTGATTTAAAAGTTTATGAAAAATTAACAGTAGTTAAATTAAAAGATTGAACACAAATTGTAGCACCTATATTAGTCGATAATTTATTAGGTGCTTGTAATAGCTGATTAACATTTGTTAAGATATGATGAGTAATGGTTAATGTAAATTTTATAATGAGTGCAGAAGAAAAACAATGAAATACTATTGATAATTTTGTATTAAGTTTTGATAAGGAAATTCAAACAAGATTAAGAAGTATTATTAAAAAAAGAGAAAATGAATGATTGAAAATTAATATTGAAGTATTGAAAAATGCTTATAAAAATCAATATAATATAGATTTATAAAGTTTTAATTTATTAAAAATATAAAAATGGCAGACATTGTAAAAATTCAACTAAACACTGGTAAAACTATTGAAGCACAACAAGACGCTTTTGATATTGCAGGAGATATCAATAGATGAGATGTAATGGTAAAAATTTGAGATGGTGATTATATTCCTGCAAATACTATATTAAGAATACAAACTTTTAGAGAATTATGAGTAGAAATTGAAGCAAAAAATGAAGAAAATTCTGAAGAGAACGAGAAAGATTAATTGAGAATTAATAAAAAACATACTAAAAAAAGTCTAAAAAAGTGTTGCTTTTTAAAAAATTTTTATTATAATTATTATCGTTAAATTAAATAATAAAGTTTTTAAATTTTAAAATATATATTAAAATGAATTGAACAAATCAAAGTACAGCAAACAATCTATGGAGATTATGGAACTTGGCGAATAGTTTATGATTAAGAAATTTTAGATTTAATTCGAGTAATTTTTGAAAGACATTAAATTTAAGATTAGAAAATTGAGAAGAATTAAGTACAGAAAGTTTTAATGAAGCTGAAAAGTTTTTATTAAATAATAAGTAAAAGGTTATTAGAAATAACCTTTTTTTATGTTTTATTTTTTAAAAAATATATAAAAATGGATAAAAAAACAAAAGTATTTATGATTGTAGCAGTATTGATTTTAGTTTTATGAATTTGATTGACAGTATTTAAAAAATGCCACAAATCAGAATTATCTCAATTGGTAGATAGATATTGGGAAATACAAGATGAATATACATACCACGAAAGTAAGATAAGTGAATTACATATAGAGGCTGAAGAAATTAGAGAGATTGCACTTGATAAGTATGGTGTAACTTTTACAGAGGCTTGACAGGTTCCAATGTGGT